TGTGAGGGTGACGGTTCCCGGCCCGGCCTGGACGGTCAGGGCGCCGCCGGACAGCGAGTTCACGACCGGGTTGACGATCCCGGGGATCACCAGCGCGCTGTCCGCGGTGGCCGTGGTGACCGTGACCGGTTCCGTTGAGGTGCCGTCGTAGATCCACCCGGACGCCCCAGCCCACCCGGTCACATCATCCACATGCACCGTCATCGCACCCGCCAAGGCCATGCTGGTGGTGCCCGCGTGCGCCCACCCCGACAGGTACGCATGCTCCACCCGCAGCGTGCCGCGCCCGTTCGCCCACGACGCGACACCGGGCGCCAGGTCGATCACATTCCCGCCGGACGGGCCCGACTGGGGGGCTGCGAACGGGGCCGACAGCACCGGGTAGCGGATGCTCGTCTGGTTCACCGCCACCGGCGTCCACACCGGGGGGAACGCACGCGCCGGGGACGTTTGCACCGCCAGCACCTGCGCGACCGGCCAGCGGCGGGTCACCACCGACCCGATCCCCGTCTCCGCATCGATGGTGAGACGGCCTTTACCTGGGGCGGTGAGTGTCTCCGTGTTCACCGTCGCGCGCAACGGCTGCCGACAGGAACTGTCGACGATGCTGCTGGCGTTCCGGCAAACCTGCGCCAACTGCGCGGCCTGCTCCTGGGTGCCGGCCGTCAGGGTCGGCACCACCTGCCACGACAAACCCGCAGGCTGCGCGGTGAGCATCCCCGCGCTGCAATAAGGAGTGACCACGGTAACTCCTCCGGGCTGGCATCCTGTGCTGTATGAGCGGCACTTACACCTGCGCCCGCTGCGGCGGCACCTTCGGCAAGGTCTGGAGCGACGACGAGGCGGCGGCCGAAGCGGCCGGTGCGTTTACGGCTGCCGAACTAGAAGACACCGACGTGATCTGCGACGACTGCTACCAGGAGTTCATGCCGCATCTGCCGCGGATCAGGGCGGAGATGGACCAGGAAGCCGCCGCTCTCGGGATCACCCTCGACGAACTACTACGGCGCGGCTAGCAACTGATTGCGGCCTGGTTCGCCAGGGTCGTGGTCGTGAACGTGACCGTCGCGTACCAAGCCGCAGGCAGCCGGAAGCTGACCACCTCACCTGCGACAACCGCCGCGCTGGAAATGATCGTGTTCGCCGGCGTGGACGTCGGCCCGATCGCCACCGACATCGCCGTACCCGCCGCACCGAACTGAAGATATATCTCGTAGTCGCGGGTGAGGTCGCTGAGCTGTGCGGCGGTGCCGGACGCGAACGCCGGAGTGAGGGCCACAGCGGACTTGGATGTGCTCGTGCTGCCGCCGTATGCGGCGATCAGGCCATCGTTCGGGTTCGGCATTAGCGTGCTCCTTGGTTACTTGGCCGGGGCCGGGGCGGTGACCCTGGCCGGGTTCGCTTTCGGTGCCGTCCTCGCCGCCGGTGCCACGGGCTCAGCCGGGCGGGTCGACTTCGCCGCCGCCACCAGCGCCTCCACCGCCGTCAGCAGGGTCGCCGGGTCCTTGCGGCGCTCCGCTTCCTCACCGATCAGCCGATGCTGCTGCTCGATCTGCGTCTCCCACAGCGGCTTCCCGCCGGCATGGAAGCTGTGCAGGCGGGCGCCGACATCCTCAGGGAAATCGAAGCTGCCGAGGTCATCGGCGGCGGTGTAGTGCTTGCCGTTGTCGTCGACAGCGGTCGCTCCCGTACGGGAGATGAGGCGCATTCCGTGCTCCTTAAGGATTTGTCAGGCGGCAGCCTGCCGGTACTTCATCAGGTACTCGACCGCAGCCATCAGGCGCTCCGGGTCATCCTTGAAGTACCCGAGACCCTTGTTGCATGCAGAGCAGATCAGCCCGCGAACGATTCCGGTCTCATGGCAGTGATCAACGCAGATTGCCGTCCGTGCGCCGCCGGTCTTGAGGCGTTCCTCCACAAGGTGCATCTCGACGTTGCAGATCTTGCAGCGACCGTCCTGCTCTTGGAGCATCCGGTCGAACTCTTCCGGGCTTATGCCGTAGACACGCTTGCGGTGAGTGGCGCGGACCTTCTCGGGGTTTGCGACAGCCCATGCCCTGTTGGCGGCGAGAATCTGCTCGCGGTTCTTCTCGTATCTCCGCTCGTAGTACTCGCGGTACCGTTCCGGTTCGAGCTTCCGGGCTTCCCGGGCGCGCCGGGCAGCGTCTTCCTTGTGCTTGTCCCATGACTGGCGTTTCTGCTCAAGGATGCGCTCCCGCTGCGGGCCTTCGCGACGGGCCTTGCGGTTGGCCTTGTTCTTGTCCGACGCCGAGTACTTCCGGTCAGCCTTGCGCCTAGCTTCCGGCTTTGCCTTCGCACGCTCGCGGGAGGCAGCAATGGAGCAGACCTTGCACCAGTACTGCCTCCCGTCAGGCGACCTAGCGGCCTTATGGAACTCGTCTAGCGGCTTTTCGATCTCGCACTTTGTGCATCTCTTCATGCGTTCATGATACGGGATCTAGTGGCCATTCCTGGCACGCGACATGCCACGTGACCAGGCTTTATTCAGCTTACGTTGGACAGCACGCCCATGGCAACGGGTGCCCTGTCGATGAAGCTTCCGACACTACGAATTTCGAATTCTTTTCGCGGCCCGCCGCCGCTCGTGTTCGCGATGCGGCTGATGCCGTAGTCGAACTGCGCGGTGTCCCTCAGGCTGCGGTATTCCAGCACCGAGGAGATGTTCGCCTGGGGGAACGGCACCCGGTCGGTCCTGGCGATGATCGTGCCGGGCGGCAGCGACGTGTGAACCTCGATGGGCACCTCAACGCCGCCGGCGGGGGCGTTGATGACCTGCCCGACCCGGCCGCCTGCGGTGACATTGACACGGCCCGCCGAGTCCGTGTTCAGGTAGGTCGTGGCGCTGGTGCTGCCCAGGATCAGGTTCGCGACTTCCTGCGCCTGTGCGGCGTTCACCATGAGCGCGGTCGGGCTGGCCTTGATCTGCGTCCACAGCGGCTGGAACAGGTACTGCTCGATCTCGGTGATCGTGCCGCCGGTGAGGGTGAGCGCGGCGCCGTTGAGGGAGGTGAACACGGACGGGTTGGCGGTGCCGGATCCGGGTGTGCCCCACTGGCCGTTGCCGTTGTAGTCGCCGGACAGGCTGGCCATGAACCCGTCGTAGTCGTTGGCGTTGGCCGACCCGTTGTCGGCGGTGGACAGGTAGGTGGGGATCGAGTTCTGGGCGCCCTGCCAGGTGGTGGACAGGTCCGGGGCCAGTGTCGAGGACGGCAGCGCGTTGTTCGAGGTGATCACCGACGTCATGGTGACCGTGTTGGTGGTGGTGGTCGTGTAGTAGTACCAGGTGGTGCCGTTGCTGGACTGGAACCAGTCGTAGGCGACGGCGCCGCGGAGTGCGGTGGTGGTCGCGGTGATCGAGTTGGTCGCGGTGCCGGAACCGGACGCACCGGACGCGGACGCGCCCCTGGAGTTCCCGGAGCCGTAGTAATAGCCGCTGCCCGTCCTGCCCGCGACACCCACGTACACGGTGGTCGACGCGGCGATCGAACCGCCCGTGGTGACCTGGGTCAGCGTCGGCGCGGTCGCGGTCTTCAGCGCGAACGACTGCCCGCCAAGAAGCTTCCGGTCATCGCCGATCAGCACCTGGTTGAGGATGTTGAAAGTTGCAATAGCGAAAGGGTCTCCGTAACCCTTGGCCAGGTCAAAACTGTCTTGCGTCACCAAACCAGCGAGACCCGTCGGCTTGTACCGGGCCTGGAAATCCTGCTCCAGGAACACAGCCTCATTGGCCGCGTAGTCGAAGCCCATGGACAGGTCCGGCTGCGAGTTGGTCAGGTTCATGATCGCGCGCCAGACCGCATAGGGATTCCCGTCAGGGGATGCGGTGCGGGCCACGATGTCACGGAACGGGGTGACCACCGGGATCAGGGTGACAAGGCCGGACAGGTCATAGGAGTAGATGCCGGTTGATTCGAGGATGCCCGTGGTCTGGGCTTTGGCGATGTTCGCCAGGGTCTCCTCGGTGACCTGTGCGAGCGGTGCGCTCACAGGTACCTCCAAAGCGAAAGCCCCCGGGCGCTGAGCGCTCACGGGGGCGGGGAAAGAATGTCAGGGGTGCGTGCTAGGGGCTACCGGCGGCGGATGTCCGCGAGCCGGTCGATCGCCATCGCCTGCATCTCGTTGAACGCCTTGTTCTGCTCCTGGGCGGTGCCGTGATATAGCGTGCCCTTCAGCTCCTGCGCCTTCGCGACGTCGACCGGGGCGCTGCCCTGGTCCTGGCCGCGCAACGTGCCGGGCGGCGGGGTCTGCCCGTTGGTGAACACCTTCGGCATGGCGGGCTCGCTAGCGATCTCCTCGACACGGCCCTTCAGCACGTCGATCTGCCCCGTCAGCTCACCGATCACCGTCGCCTGCTTGGCGACGGTCTCCTCGTGGCTGGCGCTTTGGGCAGCGAATGCGGCCTGCATCGCTTCGGAGACACTCTTGGTAACCGCTGTAACGAAGTCTGGGGTGTCGCCCGGTGCGGTCTCGCTGGCCTCTTCCGCCTTGGCGACGGGGGCGTCAGCGGGTGTGCCAGCATCGGCGGGGGACTGCGGGTCCGTGTCATCCACCGGCGGGGTGGGGTCGGGCTCCGGGTCGGCTTTGCTGCCCGCACCGCTGACCGGGGTGATCGCGGACGGGTCGACGATGCCGACGAGGTTGCCGTCCTGGTCGAACACGGCCTGCATCGACGGCTTCCCATCCGGGGGCGCGTCCGCTTTGGCGACCTGCTGGACGATCTGACCCGGGTCGACGAGGCCGGCCTGGGTGCCGTCCGCGGCGTAGACGTACACGGCGGAGCGGAGCGCGGACTTGGCGACCTCACGGGCAGCCTCAGGTGCGGGCGCGGCGTCCGTCTTGGCGACCTCGGTCACCACTTCGGGTGCGGCGGGCGCTTCTGCCTTCTCCACCGTCTCGGGAGCGGCCTCGGTGTCGGTAGCGGCCATGGCCGTCTCCTTTTCCTTCGCGACCAGCAGGCCGCTATCGGTTGCTTGCGGTGCGGACGGCAGTGACGCGAGCACGTTTTGCAGGCTGGCGGCGGCGTCACGGATACGCGCCTCATTCGCCGACGACAGCACCCGCCCCGACTTCGCGATAGCCGACAGGCCCTCAAGCAGGTCCGCCTGGTCCGGGTCGAACGCGGTCATCGCCTTGCCGATCGCATCCATGTCCTCAGCGCCGAGGGTGGATTCGGCCTGCTCCCCGACCGCGAACGAGGCGAGGGTGTCGATGGCGAAGTCGATCGCGCACATGGCGTCTTCGAGGTCGAACGCGTTGCCGGCGTCGTCGGGGTCGGCGGTGGCGGCCTCAACCATTTCCCGCTCAGCCATCACAGCGAGCGCGTTCTTCAGCCGCACCGCGATGCTCGTCCATTTCTGGGCGGTGGCGGCGTCGATCGCCTCCCACGCAGGTGAGCCGGGGTCGGTGGCGTCACCGGGGGCATCGTCGTCGGGTTCGGCGAGGGGGGTGGTGAGGTCCATCCCGTCGCTGGCGTCCGGGTCGCCGTCGAGGTCGGGGCCGATGTCCTTGACCACTGGGGCCACGTCACCTGCGGTCTTGGACACGCTGTCTCCCTTGAGGCTGCCGTCTGAGTTCCAGTTGTCCGGGATCTTCGACGAGGCGCCGAGAGACTTTGCCCGCGAGATGATGTGCTTTCGTATGGCCCCATGGCTGGAGCCGCCACGGCCGACCGCGCGGATGGCCTTGGTCAGGTCCGCCTCGTTGGCGATGGGGTATGACCCATTGCTCATCGCGGCCCCGGTCCCGGCCTTCTTCTTGCGGTCGGCGGTGTCGTTCTTCGCCTTCTGGATGGCCGCTGTCTGCTGCAGGATCTCCGCGCCCGTGAACGTCGCCTCGGCGCGCTCGGAGGCCTTGTGGATGAACGCGGCCATCGACGCCGGGGAAGCGGTCACCGTCACCGGGCCATCAGGCGTGGGCACTGGGGCGGGTTCGGCCTTGGCCACGAGGTCGCGGACGTAATCCGCGTCGAACAGGCTTGGGCCATCCTCGGCGCCCTTCATGATCAGGAACCGGGGGATGCCATTCGCACCTTTTCCAACAAGATCCACCCTAGGTATGTCAGCATCGTACAATTCGGTCAGTTCATCGTCGTCGAGCGGGGTTGCCATCAGGCCTCACTCCCGTCCCTGCGCCGCCTGCGCGCCTGGCCCTGCGGTGATAGCCCCGTCAGCCTGCCCTGCTGGGCCAGAGACCAGCTCCGCTCGTCCAGAATCATGCCGATGAGCCAATCGCCTTTGGTGACCACGATGCCGTCACCGAGATCCCACGGGTCGCCTCTCCAGATGTACGACTCGACCACGGTCGCCGCCCCGGTCGTGCCATCCAGATGGCCGACGCCCACCTGCGGGTTGCCCTTGGCGAGATAGCCGAACGCGGCGCGCTCCAGCTCCGCCTCGGACACGTAGTCGCGCCCGCCGTCCGCACCCCTGGTGATGCGCGGATCCGGCCCGGCCTTATAGGCAATTGACAAGACATACCTTTGTGGCTCGTCAGGCACAGCGCGTCACCGCCTCACCTGTCACGATGACGGGATGACCGACGAGACACAGATGGACCAGGCGGCGGCGGATGATGTGCTCTTACTGCCGGACTGGCT